GGGATAACGCCGTGCTTATGCTCCAACTTGCGTCTAAGCTTGGACTGACGCCTGCGGCACGCAGCGGCTTGAGAGGTGAATTGGATGGCGAAGCGAACACGGCGGCAGCAAAACTTGACGCGCTCATCAGCGCAGCAAAGCGAGCACGCTAGTCAGGGCGATTCCGTCATTGACTTCATTGAAAACTTCTGCCGCTTAACTAAGGGCGATCTTGCAGGGCAACTTATACAACTCCGCCCGTGGCAAAAAACGCTTTTGCGTGAACTCTACGCGACCGACGAAAACGGTCTTCGCAAACACCGACGCGCACTCATAGGTCTACCTAGGAAGAATGGGAAGTCACTGCTAGGTGCAGGAATTGCATTGCATGGCTTAATTCTTGATGAACCAGGTAGCGAGGTGTATGCGCTCGCTGGAGACCGCCAGCAAGGGCGAATTATCTTTTCGGAAGCTGCGCGCATGGTGCAGCTAGATCCAATCTTGAGCCAACGCTTGCGCGTAATGCGCGATGTCATTGAGTACCCAGCAAACGGATCAGTCTTCCGCGTATTATCAGCAGACGCCTCACGCGCCGAAGGGCTTAACCCGTCGCTCGCCGTGGTGGATGAGCTGCATGTGCAGCCAGACGATAGGCTATGGAACACCATCAACCTGGGATCTGGCACACGAAAGCAGCCGCTGATCGTCGCGATCACAACTGCTGGTAGTCGCACCGACAGCCACGGGCAAGACACCATCTGCTACAAACTTTGGCAATATGGCATGCGCGTGCAGTCTGGTGAGATTGACGATCCGACATTCTTCTTCCGATGGTGGGGCGCGCCAGATGGTGCAGACTATCGTGACCCTGCTGTCTGGGCTGCTGCAAATCCAGCGTATGGGGATTACCTAAACCCAGAAGATTTTGAGAGCGCCGTCAAGTCCATTAGCGAAATGGAGCTGCGTACGAAGCGGCTTAATCAATGGACTACGACAAATACAGCATGGCTTCCGCAGGGGGCATGGGACCGACTCGCAGTTGAGCGAAAGCTTGAAAAAGGCGAGGAGGTTGTTTTAAGTTTTGATGGATCTTTCCGAAATGACTGTTCCGCCATCCTTGCCTGCACGCTAGACGGGTTTGTGCAGACGCTCGCGATCTGGGAGCGACCACTAGAAGATCCGCATTGGCAAGTGCCAATGGATGATGTGGAAGCAAAAATGTACGAGCTTTGCAAGACATACCAGGTGCGAGAAATTGCAGCTGACCCGTATCGCTGGGCTTCTGTCTTGCAGAAGTGGGAAAACGATGGACTGCCCGTAACCATATACAGTCAAAGCCCCGCAAGGATGGTACCCGCCTGTGCGGGATTCATGGATGCAATAATGCAAGAAAAGCTCTCGCACAACGGCGATCCGATTCTTGCACGGCATCTAGACAATTGCACGGTAAAAATTGACCGATTTGGTCCACGAGTCGTTAAGGAACACAAAGGCTCGTCCCGTCGCATAGATGCAGCGGTGTGCGCTATCATGGCTTGGGACCGCGCCAAATACCATTCGCAACATGTGGTAAAGACGCCTACAGCGGAGTTTATAAGCCTGTGAGCAAATCAACCGCACTTGAACTAATTGGGGCGACGCTTGTTATCGTCGGTCTCCTTCTTATCCAGCCACTCAGCCTCCTGGTTGCAGCTGGTATCAGCCTTGCCGCTATCGGCTATAAGCGAGGTAACTAGTGAGCCTTCTCCGTAGAATTCTTGGCGAACAGGATCAGCGTGCGATCACAAACATTCAGGGCATGAAGTTTGATCGCGTGCCGTTTTCCAATGTCACGCTAGATAGCAAGGGCGCACTCGCGCTCACTGCTGCATGGGCATCGGTGCGGTTGCTGGCGGACGTGGTGTCAAGCTTCCCTGCTGACGCCTACATTCGCACGGGCGGCGTGCGTCGCCCCTATCGCCCAGGCGGAGACAAGCCGTCATGGATGTTGATTCCGATTCCAGATGAGCCTGGTTACACGTTCAATCAACTCATTTCAGAAGCCATCGTAAGCCTGTATACAGACGGAAATACGTTCCTATACTGCCCACGCGCAGACAGCGGCGAAGTGTTGGAAGTCAGAGTCATTGATCCTCGCCGTGTGACGATCTTCCGCGAAGGCAGAGAAGTTAAGTATCGCGTTCAGCAGACTGACCGAAACGACTTTGTTGTTTACGGTCAAGATACAATCATTCACATTCCGCTGGTCACGCTGCCTGGAGACCTTCGCGGTATCAATCCGATTGAGCAGCTGCGCCGCACGTTCGGTCTTGGCGCGACGCTAGAAGAGAGCGCATCGTCGCTATTCGCCTCCGCAAGCATGCCAACAGGCATCATTGAAGTTCCTAACGAGCTGACAAAAGATCAGGCAGAGGCACTTAAAGCTGGATGGCTGCGACACCACACTGGCGCCAACATGCACACACCTGGTGTGTTGACTGGCGGTAGCACATGGAAACCGCTTTCGTTCAAGCCAGAAGACACACAGCTTCTTGCATCGCGCGGCTTTAGCACTGAAGAGGTTGCGCGAATCTTCCGCGTTCCACCAGTTTTGATTGGCGTCACCACACCTGGTGCAATGTCATATTCAAGCGTGGAACAGCAAAACCTAGCCTTCGTGCAATACACACTACGCCCTCTAACAGAGGCGTTGGAACGTCAACTGTCTTCGTTGCTTCTTCCGCCAGATGCGTTTGTGCGATTTAACATGGACAGTATTCTTCGCGGCACTGCACAGGCACGAGCAGAAGTCCACCGTATCGCCATTCAAGAAGGCTGGAGTAGCGTTAATGACATTCGCAAAATGGAAGACATGACGCCAATTGAAGGCGGCGACGTCTACCGAATGCCGTTGAACCAGGCTGCTGCTGAAGCCGCAGACCTACGACAGCGCGCCGACATTGCAGGAATCCTGGTGCGAGCTGGATATGATCCAGCAGACGCAGCAAGAATTTCTGGAATTAAGAGCCTTAAGCACACTGGCGCTGCACCAGTTACCGTACAGCCAGAGGGACTCTAATGAGTATTGCTACCAACCAGGTTACGCTTGGAACAGCCGCGACTCTGATCTGCGCCGCAACAAACTCAGACAAGGCTGAACTGACGATCACCACGAAGACAAAGGATGTCTGGATTGGTGAGTCCGATGTCACGATCACAAACGGTCTGCATCTCCAAGCTGGTCAGACGATCACTGTAAAGATTGGTCGCAACGATGACATTTATGGTGTTGTTGATAGCTCCACGCACACCGTGAGTTATCTTTTGTACCAGCCAAACTAATGACAAAGCGCGCACTGCCAGACAATTACCGACCAGCCCTATCGGACGATGTTCCAGAGGGGCGCGCGTGCGGGAACTGCCGATTCTATAACGAAGCAGATGTGCAGGGCGATAAGGCTTATTGCGAAAAGTGGGATGACTATGTGAGTGGCGCCTACTACTGCAACGCCTGGGAACCAGCGCAAGAAGAGCGCGCACCGATTGACCCAGATGGCTACACGCCAACAGATGCCATGAAGGAAGAAGCACAGCGCGGACTTGATTGGCGCAGTGAATTCGGACGTGGTGGCACGGAAGTTGGAATCGCTCGCGCACGAGATATCGTGAACGGGCGCAATCTTCCATTTGAAACGGTTCAACGCATGGCGAGCTTCTTTGCGCGCCATGAAGTAGATAGTGAAGCAGAAGGTTTCCGACCTGGAGAAGAGGGCTACCCTAGCAACGGTAGGATTGCCCACGCTCTTTGGGGCGGGGATAATGGTAAGCGATGGGCGGACAACATCGTCCAAAACGCTGAGCGTAAGGAGCATAAACACATGACGATGGAATTCCGACAAGCGCAAACTGAGATTCGCGCGGAAGGCGACGGCTACACGTTTGAGTCGTATGCCGCATTGTTCAACACGGAGTCTGAGGGTCTTGGATTCCGCGAGGTCATTAAGCCGAAGGCATTTAGCAAATCTGTTGCTGCTGCTGATCGCGGCGAGTGGGAAGTGAAGGCGCTCCAGGATCATGATCCTAAGCTCTTCCTTGGCTCCACTAGGACTGGAACACTTGAGGTTTCAGAGGATGATCGCGGTCTTAAGGTCCGCGTCGCTTTGAATCCAGAGGTTTCGTTTGCACGAGATCTTGCAGCAATGATTAAGCGCGATGGCGCAAGCATGGGACTTTCGTTTGGCTTTAGTGTGCCGAATGGAGGAAGTAACTACAACGAAGAAGGTGTGCGCGAGCTGAAGTCAATCCGACTTCACGAGATCTCGCTGCTCACTGGAAATGTTCCTGCATACCCAGCCACAATCGGCTTGGGCGCAGTGCGCGCGCTTGCGCAGCGCACAGATATTGCAGCGAACAAACTTACGCGAGCGATTGACGGATTGCTGAATGGCAACGTTAAAAGCGATGACGCGGAAGTTATTGATCTCGCAATCCGTAAGATCGCGCCTGAAGTCCGAAGCCCTTGGGTTATCGGCGCAGACCGTGAGCTGGAGATTGACGAAACGCGCGACTGGGACGGCGCAGCAGCCGCTGAAAGGGTTTTTTCCCTGGCTGGTTTTGATGGGGAGAATTCTGATCCCTCCGTCGCTCGTCGCGCGTTCCTCGTCTACGATGCCGCAGCTCCTGAGCTACGCGGCTCGTACAAACTTGGCTTCGCTGACGTAATCGGTGGCGAGCTTGTTGCAATTCGCGCTGGTCTAAACGCCGCCGCGTCGCGACTCTCGCAAACCGATATCCCGCAAGAAGTCATGGACCGCGCTCGCGGCATTCTTGACTACTACGCCGAAGAGGAGTCCGAAACAGCAACCTACCAGGATGACGAGGAGATGGATGACACAAATCGTGCCATCCCGCTCAGCGTCCGCGAGCGACAGCTGGCGCTTATGGCGCTAGATCCAAACCGAATTTGATCCACGAGGGCGACGGCACGAGGGTCTTGACAGACACCACTGCCAAAGCACCACTGGGTGAAAGAAATTAAGTAAACAAAAGCAGAAAGGAACTCCAAATGTCGGAGATTTCAAAGAAGCTTTTTGCTGGTTACCGAAACGATTGGGAAGAGGCGAAAGCCCTTCTTGCGACGGCGACCGATGAGAAGCGAGAGTTCACACCAGAAGAGGAAGCTCGTTGGACCAAGCTGAACGATTCCATGTCGGACAAGAAGTCCAAGATGGATTCCGTTGAGCAGGCTGAAGAGCGCGCAGCCAAGATTGATGCGCTCGCTGAGCGCGCACTCAAGGTTGAGAATGCAGTGAAGGCTGACAATGACGGAGATGTTCTCCGCGCCGTTGCAGCAGGCGAGAAGCGATCCGCGAAGTTTGATATTCGCGCGCTTTCTTCAGCCGCAGCTACTGTGCCTGTGTCGTTCGCGGATTTTGTAGTGGTCGCCTTGACCGCTGGAAATCCCGTGTACGAAGGTGCAACAAAGATCCGCACGTCTACTGGCGAGCAGATCACTGTTCCGCGCCTCACGGCTAATCAGTCTGCTGCCTTCATTGGCGAGGGAAGCCAGATCAGCCCAACCGATCCTACGATCAGCAGCATTACGCTGTATGCAAATAAGATCGCTGCGTTGACGCTTCTTAGCAACGAACTTATCCGCGATAACGCAGTGAACATTACTGCGCTTGTTGGTGAGTCCGCTGGTAATCAGATTGCATTCCTTGCAGGGTCTGCATGCACGCTTGGCACTGGCACGACGCAGCCGCTTGGCTTTGTCACCGCCGCTGGCAATCCGCAGCTTTCAACTGCAACGAAGGCAGGAACCGTCACGTCAACATTCTTTGATGCACTTGACGTAATTACGTTGGCTTACAGCCTCCAGCCTATGTATCGCAATGCGAATACACAGTGGCAGGTTGCATCCACCGCGATGTCAAAGATTCGTAAGCTTACGGATACGACTGGTCAGCCAATCTGGACCCCTGGTCTTGTTGTTGGTCAGCCAGACACACTCCTTGGCTATCGCGTCATTGAGAATGTTCACATGGCTGCTGTTGCATCGGCTTCCAAGTCGGTTGCAATCATGCATGCACCTTCGTACTACGTTCGCGAACTTCCGATTGAGGTGGCTTCAAGCACCGAATTTAGGTTTGATTATGCGCAAACAGCAGTACGAACACTGTACAGCGTTGACGGAAACATCCCAGATGTGACCGCACTTCGCGTACTCGTTTCCGCTAACACCTGATTCTAGGTTTTAGTTGAGACAAACCCCGCTGGTTGGAGTAATCTGACCAGCGGGGTAAAAACAAACGATATAGGGGAGGCAAATCTGAATGTCACTCAGGATTGGATTTACGACGAATGCTCCATGGAGCGCGACGGGCTATGGCGTCCAGGCGACAGAGCTGATTCCGCAGCTCAAGCGCGACGGGCATCTTGTTGCGGTAATGGCGAATTACGGGCTAGCGGGAACGACCCTAGACTGGAACGGCGTTCCGATCATGGGTCAGGGCATGGACGCCTATTCCAATGATCTAACCCCAGCGCAAATTTCGTGGTGGAGTAATCAAGAGCCAAAACTTCCAGCCCTGGGTCTTAGTTTATATGACGTGTGGGTGTACAAGTCTCCTCAATGGGATGAGATCCCAATGGCATCCTGGACGCCTATTGATCACAGCGTTGTTCCGCCAGAAGTAAAAGCCTGGTTTGATCGTCGCGGAAAAGGCAAATGGGCAATTGCCATGAGCCAATTTGGAGAGCGCGAGTTGCTTGAAGCTGGCGTTGAGCGAGACCGTGTGTTTTACGCTCCGCATAGTTTCAATCCAGCAGTGTTCAAGCCAACACCTTCTGACATTCGGAAAGATCTAAATATTCCAGACGATGCGCACTTGACAATGATCAATGCCGCGAACAAGGGCGTGACCCCACCTCGTAAATCGTGGGGGGAACAAATCCTTGCGTGGTCAACATGGGCGCGCGGTCGCAAAGATGCGTACCTGTATTTGCATACCGATATCTTCGGTCTTGCAAATGGCGTAAAGCTTGAGGCGCTACTTGCGGCGTGCAATGCACCGATGGATCGCGTGCGAGTTGTTCCGCAGTTTGAATATCGCCAAGGGCTGTCGCAAGAAGTGTTAGCACGCCTATATAGTGCAAGTAATATTTTATTGCACTGTTCAAAAGGCGAGGGCTTCGGGGTCGGCATCGTTGAGAGTCAAGCATGTGGTCTGTTACCAGCGGTGACATCGTGGACCGCAATGCCAGAACTGATTGGCGCTGGCTGGAAAGTTGGCGGACAAGTTGAATACGATCCAATGCAGGGCGGATGGTGGATGACACCGAACGTCAAAGAGATCATGGACGCGCTTGAGCAGTCATACGAATTGATGAGCAAGCCAACGGAACTTGCAGAGGCTAAGGCAAAAGCTGCTGCGTTTATGAAGAATTACGAAACCAACTATGTATACGAAACGCACTGGCGACCAATTCTCAAGCAACTTGAGGATGAGTTGACGAGTGCGCCTGCGGTAAATCGCGAGCAGCGACGCGCACAAAAAAAGCGCCGATAGGAGACTGAATGCCGATCACAAACGGGTACACCACGGGGAGCGCCGTGAAGGAAGCTCTGGGGATTATTGACGCCTCATCCGACACGGAAATTGATCTTGTCATTGAGACCGTCAGCCGCATGATTGACGATTACGCTGGTAGATTCTTCTACAGCGCGGGGACCGTCGTTTCCTTCTACACGCCAGACAAGGCGCTTAGCCTGGAGATTGATGACGTCTCTTCGGTCTCTATTCTGCAAACCGATGACGGTGGCGACGGCTCGTTTAGTACGACCTGGGGAACGGCAGACTATGTGTTGGAGCCGTTCAACGCTGCGCTCACGGGGCGACCGTACACGCTGATTCGCGTACCGACAAACGGGAACCGCAGCTTCCCAATTGACACGATCAAAGGTGTGAAGCTGACGGCGGTGCGAGGCTTTCCTTCTATTCCAAAACCAATCGTGACCGCAACGCAGCTCCAGTGTGGGAGAATTTTTAATAGGCGAAATTCGCCGTTCGGAATCGCAGGAACCCTAGAAACGGGGCAGATGAGACTGTTAAGCCGTCTAGATCCAGACGTTGAGCAGCTCGTGCGCCCGTATCGCATTCCGTCGCAGGCGGTTTAAGTGGATACATACGCGGTAGGAACGGCACTCGCCGCGCGTTTTGGAAACATTACGCCTCCGACTGGCTACGAAGCGATTAAGCTATCAACCGTATTCACTCCAGATAACATTTCTACCTACCCAGCGGTAATCATTTTGCCGCCAGACACTACGCTTTCATACTCCATGAACAGACAAGTGGACGAAACTCATGTGTTCACGGTGCGATTCATCATCCCTCGTGCAATGGGTACGGATCGCGGAATCAAAGCTCTTTACTCTTGGCGAGACGCTATTGTCAAAGGCGCTGTGGGCAATCAAGATCTTAACGTTGCAGGCGTGATATCATGCCTGGTAACTAACGTGACGATGGGCGATGTGACCTACGGCGCAGACGAAGATCTGTTGGCAATTGACTGCCGAACCGAAGTGCGGTTTAGGTCAGTCGTAAGCGAAATTGGAGCCTAGTGGCAAAAGAGATTGTTTCAATCAGCATCCAGCCGAACGACTTTGTGCAGAAGCTTGAGGATCAGCTTGGGCAGAAGCGAATGGACGCCGTAGTGCTAGAGGGAACGCGCAAGGTGGCTGCTCAAACAGCCAACAGAATGCGCGTCAACTATCGCGCTGCAGGCATCCAGATCCACCATCCAGCGGACGGATTGTTCAAGTCTATTCGCTATAAGCGCATTCGCCGCCGCTATTCTGAGATTGGATATTGGGTCGGTCCAATGTCCCGAACAAAGAGCGTCAAGCGCGCGTTTGCACGAGATATTACCCAGGTCGTTGCGTGGGGAGCACATCGTCACCTGATTGAGTTCGGGCATAGGATCGTGAGCCACGCTGGTGTTGATAGCGGACGGCGGACAAAGGCGCGACCATTTATCGGTCCAGCCTTCAGTGGCGCTGTTGGCTCTATTGAAGCGACGGTTGGAGATTCATTGCAAAAGTACATTGACTCCACACCGCCAATCACATGAGGGAGTAAAGATGGCTGAGATTCTTAAGCCAGTTGTGAAGCTGGTAAAGGTTGAACCCGTACAGGGACGGTTTATCCCTGGCGTCGCCGCGCGCATTGCGGAAGTCACAGAGGATGAGGCGCGAGAGCTAATCGCAACTGGCGCCTTCGTGCTCGCAGCAAACAAGCCTGCCGAACCTACGGCGGCAAAGCAGTCGCCAGAAAAGGAGTAACTAGATGGCTACACGAGTGCTTCAGAGGGTTCAGGGTGCGCTTGAGAGCACGGCTGGGACCTTCGCAAACGCCACGCGCAAGCTCTACGGTACGGAGATTACGCACGAGCGCACGATTGCATCAATCCGACCAGACTATCTGGACGGAACATACAATCAGTCGCGCGCAGTATACGAGGGCATTGAGACCAACGCATTCAGCATTAGCGGACCGCTTGCATTTGATCAGTCGGTTTTCTGGCTGAGCGCAGGCGTTGGCTCCGCAACCGCGAGCGGCACGGCTGCTCCATACACCTGGACGTTCAATGCCGCTTCAACGGCTGACCTTACGCGATCATTCTCTCTTGAATACGCATGGTCAGACGGCGGGGCAAACATCCCAGCATCGTTCCGCGTCCCTGGAAACAAGGTTGACTCGCTGACGATTACCTGGGCGAAGGATGACGTCGTTACGTTTGAAGCTGGGCTTGTCTCCTTCAAGGGGATGACCCAGGGTACCGCGCTTAGCGCAACCCCGTCGGACACCGTTGAGAAGCACGCTGTTGGCGTGAACACCACGGTTTACATTGACGGCACCGCAAACGCAATCGGCACCACGGCAGATTCAAACGTCGCTGTTGCGGCGCTTGCTCTGACGAATGGATTTACCACGCGCTTCGGTCTTGATGGAACACTTGTTGGCGCAGCCCTGGATCGTGTCGCAAAGACCGATGCCGTGCTTACGCTGACGCGTCACTTCCAGAATGACAATGAGCTGGATGCCTGGGAGGATAAGAGCCTTCGCCGCGTCCGCATCGTCACCACTGGTCCGACGCTTGGAGCTGGTAACTATGAGATGACGGTTGACTTCTTCGGTGTGATTGATGAGATCACGCAGACAGAGGTTGATGGAAACGTCGCCCAGGAGATCACGCTTCGCCCATTCGTTGACGGATCGGTTACAACCGTTCCGTTCAGCGTTGTTGTAAAGAATAACGCAGCGACGATCAGCTGATTCTTTTCGGGTATCTAGACACCAGGGGGCGCCGAAACGCGTCTCCTGGTGTCTTACAGACGGGCGTTTTAGTAACAAAAACGGCAAAGGAGGCTACATGCGTACATTTGACGTAACCATTGGCGACCAGGTATTTGTCATGAAATCAATGTCTGCGCGCCAGTTTATTTCTATTCAACGCGGTGAGATTGACGAAGCAAAGCTCCTGGAGATTCTTGCGGCGTCAGCCGTAGAGCATCCATTCGGAAAGAGCGCCGATGACTTCTTGGATAACTGCGATGTGCAGACGGCGCTTGGACTTCTGAAGGCATGGGCTGCTGAGCAGACGGAAACGGCACTCCCAAAAGTGAACGCCAACGCCTTGCAAGAAGTCTCGCCGCAGCAGGATTAGGGGACGGAAAGCCAGTCACCGTTCCGCTTGATTACGCGTTGGACGCGTTAGCAAGACGTTGGCACATTGCTCCGTGGGAACTGGAGCACGCACCAAATGCAGACTGGATCATTCGGGGTCTGTACTTCCAGAAGGTAGAGTCGCAAGCGCAGGCGTCTGCGTCAAGGGTAAGGAGTAAGCGTGGCTGATAAGCGAGTTGGCATTGTCATTGAGGGTAAAGCCGCGATTGATCCTGCGTTTAGGCAGATCAAGCGTGAGTTCAACCTTCTTCGCGCAGCTGGTAAACAGCTCAACAATGTCTTCACGGGTATCGGTCAGGGCATCGGTCAGCGTGTTGCAGGCGCTGCGTTTGATGCCTTCAGTCAGGTCACTGGGCTGTTCACGCAGGCGGTGCCAAAAGCCCTCGCCTACGCACGGTCTATTGATGAGATTGCCGATGCAACTGGAGCAAGCGCAGAGCAGTCATCAATTCTTGCTGGAACGCTCAACCTTCTTGGCGTTCCAACAGAGGGATTGTCAACGGCGTTCAAGTCGCTCTCCAGCGAAGTCGTTAAGAGCGAAAACAAGTTTGCCGCATTAGGCGTTACTGTTCGCGATGGCGAAGGTAATTTGCTTGACATGGTTACCATCCTGGATAGCACCAGAAGCAAGCTGGGGCAGATGGAAGATGGTGCCGCAAAAACTGCAATTGCCGTTGACTTGTTTGGTAAGCAAGCACTTGCTCTCATTGATTATCTCAATCTTTCAGACGAAGCCGCAGCAGGAGCAGCGGATGAGCTAGAGAGAATGGGATTGGTGCTTGATTCCAAGACGATTACCGCAGCAGAGGATGCGGACAGAAGTATGAACCTTCTGGGTCTGACGGTCCAAGGACTGCAAATCACTCTTGCAAACCAGTTGCTACCAGCGATCATCAACATCGTCAACGCGATTCGCAACTGGGTAATGGAGAATCGCGAGGGTCTTCTGAAGACTCTTGCAGCCGTTGCTGGTGCAATCGGCGGATTTATCTCTGGACTCCTTGGCGCAACTGACGCCGCGTCCTCATTCATCAACAGCCTTCGCGGTACCAGCTCGGCAATCAACACCAATAGGGCTGGACTCCAGGCGCAGATCGCTGCAATCAAGCAACAGATCGCGGCATATAAGGCGAGCGGCGGGGCTTCTGGAAGCGCATCTGGCGGAGCGAGCAAAGTTACCGCCGCGCTCACGCGACAGATTCAGAAGCTTAAGGATCAGCGCGACGCGATTCGCGACGTCATGCGCGCCCAGGTTGAGCAGGCAAAGACTGCGTTTGACGCAATGCTCGCGGGACTTGACGCAACGGAGCGACAGTATCAACTGGATGAGCGTCGCAAGGAGTTGGCGCAGGATCTCGCGGACACAGAGCAGGAAGCTGCTGACGCAAAGATCAAGGCGCAGCGAGATCTTGCTAACCTTCGTGCGGAGCGCGACCTTGCGCTTGCAGCCGAATCAGATCTTGACAAACAATTCCAGGTAGCGATTGATTATGCAGAGCGCGAGCAGCGCATGGTTGAGCAGTATGCTGAAGACCAGACGCGCTACGAAAAGGCAGTTGCAGATGCCCGTGCCAACATTGCAAAGTTTGAGGCTGAGACAAAGCGACAGGCGGCAGTAGACGCTGCGCGCGGACAGATCCAAGCTGCGGTTGATCTATCGCAGAGGATTCAAGAGCTGGCGCTGTCCGATAAAGACTTTGCCAAGAATATTGCTGCGCTGCGACTTATTGAGCAGCAGCAGGAATCCGCGCTTAAGATCGCCATTGCAAACGGCGACTCTGCGGCGATTAAGCAAATTGAGATTAACCTTGCGCTGGCTCGCGATGCGATTCGCGCCCAGGAAGAAACCAAAGAAATTGCCGCACACCAGAAGCGCCTAGAGCGGGAGAAGGAAAAGAAGGCGGCTGTAAAGAGCAGCAACGACGCTTTCTTGATTGCGCTCCAGCAACAGCTCGCTGGTCTTGAAACGCAACTAGATGCCCAGAAAGATAACAACAAGGCTGTTCGGGATTCCGCTCACGATCACGGTCTGCTCATGGATCAGCTTGAGAGCGATCAGCCCGTCGTTGATTCATTCGCTGACGCCTTCAAAGACGCGGCGAAGGCTGGTCAAGATTTTGCCCAGGCGCTGCGAGACATCTAGGGCGCTCTAGGATTCCTAGGCTCAATTGGGGATATCTTTGGATTCCTCTCCGACCCATTCGGTTTGGGTAGCGGCACTGACCGACTAACAGATGATGAAGGTCTGTCTGGTCTATTTAAAAAGAAGCCAAAGAAAAAGCCACCAGTTACGCCAACGCCGAAGCCAGTTACTGGATTCCCGTCTGGTCTCGTGCGCGCTCGTGCAATGGGCGGTCCAGTTGGCGCTGGTCAGAGCTACCTTGTCGGAGAGCAGGGTCCAGAGCTATTCGTTCCTGGAATGGGCGGAAGCATCGTTCCTGGCGGCGGCATCAATGTGACCTTGCAGGCTGGAGCATTCCTTGGATCAAGCTCCGACGCTCGCGAGTTTGCGCGACGCGTGTACAGCGCGATTGAAGAAGAGAGCAAGAGGCGCTTCACGGTTCCACCAACGATTAGGAGAGGAGCAGCCGCGTGAGCGTATCTCAACCAACACTAGTATCTGGCGCAACGACGATCACGCTCCCATTTCCTGCTAGGTCTACGCAGACCCGTATCAGCTGGGAGACGGTGGGCGGGAGCCGCATGACGATCAACGGATCTATTCGCACATGGTCGGTTGGCTACCGCTATCGGTATGCTTTGGCGTTTGAATATGCAGATATTTCCGTGTGGAACTCTTTGGTAGATCTCTACTGGAACAACGTCTCCAATCAAACGTCAGCGACGTTCACCTGGACGGGTGGACCTTGGACCGACGCGCAGCCTGGAGTCACCGTGCGCATTGATGAGATTGGCGATCCTTCAAATACCTATCCGACTGTTGACAAAGCTGACTTCACCATCGTGCTCGTTGAGGTTGACGCGCGCACTAGCTAGGAGGCGACATGACACTTAGTGCAAATCTAGTCGCCGCCATAGGAGACAAACAGCAGCGACCTATTCTCAAGCTTGAGATTGCATGGGACGGATCTGAGTACGTTGACGAAACGTCATATGTACTAGAGGCTACGGGTATTGAGAGCATTGATCAGGATACTGGATCACTGCAACCAGCGGAAGCAAACTTCACGCTGGACAATCTTGACAATCGCTTCACCGCTGAGAATACGCAGTCGCCAATTTATCCCTACATTCAGGGCGCCTTCCTGGACGTGCGAGCCAAGGTCTCCCTTGGCTACTACTACGCTGGTCAGGAAAACTTTAGGCAGATCGGCGTCTTTGTGGTGCGAGAGCTTGAGCCGCTGGAGCAGGGACGCGTTGCGACGCTGCGCCTAACGGATATCTCCAGCCGCTTCGCAAACATTCCTACCTTCTACGGTCCGACTGCAAACACTGGCATGACGTCGGTGTTCGGAAGTCTCGCTGAGAAAGCTGGTCTTGGAACAGCCGCATATGCAACCCAGGGGACGGCGTTCGGAACAGCGCAGTTTGCCGCTGCTGTTGGAGGGCGACTCGCGGATGAGCTTGGACTTCTTGCGCTTGCAGAGGGCGGACGCATCTACGTCAACGATGGCGGCACGCTGGTATTCGTTGACAATCCGACGCGAGAGGCTGAGCTTCAGACGCCGCTGATCACGCTCAACAAAGACACCTTCCCATTTGATATTGCAATCACGAGGAATACTTCCCAGGCGATCAACCGCGTTACGCTTGCATACGAGGATCGCGCGAGCGCAGTAAGCGATGAGACGGTTTGGCAAGTCACTACGCCCATCAAGATCCCAGCCGCAATTGAGGCGACTGGATCGGTAGGGACGTACTACATTCCTGGTCAGGTCACGATCTCTCTGAACGCACAGGATCAGACCCGCTGGGTTGAATACACGCCAGTAAGCTGGGCGAGCGGCACCGCTAACCCGTCTAGCGCAGTGGCAAACGCCGCAAGCGATGGATCTGGTAGTGCGGTCACGATGGAGGCTGGAACACCAGCCGCACGCCTCACGCTTGATAACAAGCTCTACTACGACATGACCCTGGGCGGCACTGCGACGGGCGATGGTAACCGTGGCGAGATCACGTTCCGAAACATGAACAGCGTGGCAGTTTATGTGCGCACGTTCACGCTTGTTGGCAAACCAGCCCGTCTCTCCAGCCCGTATGCGGTGCAGGCGGACGATGGCGACGGTCAGGATCTCCTTGGGCAGATCCTAGAGCAAACGATCAGCGATCCGTATTTGCCAAGCGTAGATCAGGCATACCAGCGCGCTCTTGATCTTCTGTACTTCAGAAGCGTGCGAAGAGTACGCGTGGCTATCCCGTCTGCTCCAGGCGTGCCGATCAAGGCTGGTGAAGTGTTTGCCGTGCTTGATTCGGAAAAGAATGCAACCTACCTACAGCAAGTCGCAACGATTAACTGGAGCTTCAACGCGCAAAACGGATACCAGTGCAGCATTGACGGTCTTCCTTCTTTGCCTGGTCCAACATCCGTGTTGGTCACAGATCTTATCGGCGGAGTCACCGACTCAATCACGCTGGGAGAGCCAACTGGACCGTGGTATTGGGCACCAGCTGGAGTTGGCGAGTCAGAGCTTACCTGGGATAGCAACACCTTTTGGGGTCCACTGCCCGATCCCACAAGAATTGGAAACGAAGTTGGCGCAGTTTCAGATACAATTACAACAAGCGTAACTCAAGCCCTTGTCTGGGAAACTGGATATTGGGACCAGCAAGTGTGGGGATAGAATGTTTGAAAGCTATTTGACGAAGCCAATTGGTCTCGTAACAGCAACGCTGCACCGACCAGATGGCACGATCCTTCGCAGTCAACAGTCCAACACGTTCACGCTTGTTGGAGCTGAGCGGCTCGCAGCCGCGCTCGCTGGTGAGGCTGGGACTCTGACCGTTAGCAGCATTAAGAGCAGCAGCGGCGGCACCAGGATCTATGACTTTGACTCTACGACGGGATTTACGGGGACCGCGACCGTTGACTCTGGCATCTACCGACAAGGGGTTGGCGCCTTCAAGATTGAGGCTGCACCTTCTGGCACGCAGTATGTCTACGACGCGAGCACGATCAGCAGCTCTACCGTGGTAAGCGGCTCATCCATTGAGCTGTCACTGCGCTTTACGACGGTCAGCCGCGTGAACAAGAGCGCGTCCCAGCTGCGCATCTTCAGCGCAGGAAACGCATCCTCCTACTACGGCATTACCATCGCGGACCTAGAGACCGCCGCAGGCGTCACATTCGCTGACGCAACCTGGGCAGTCTGCCGCGTGCCGATCAGCAGTTTCAACGTCACCGCTGGTGGACCATCGTGGAACGACACCACGGGGATCGGCTTCCAGCTCGTGGCTGGTACCGCTGGTACCGCCACTGCCTACATTGACAATGCCTTCGTGGTGAACGGGAACCTGGATACGACCAGCGCGGCGACTGCCGTGCCTGCAATCTACGACACGAAGGCTACGACAAGCACGCGATCAACGCGCACGGTCACATCAACAAGCACATGGCAATTGGCAGACGCAATCGGCGAAACATTCTATGTGCTTGGACTATTTGACGGATCTAGCAATCTACTCGCTATCACTGGATACGCAGCTGGTAGCGGCATCTATAAAGAGCCGAACAGCCTACTCACGGTAAGCTGGGCGCTCACCACAACTGCATAGGAGGATGAGGGAACATGCCTAATAGCGGTACCGTAACAGCTGGTAGCGTCGCACTTGCGTCGCAATACAATAATCTTCGCAGCGATGTGCTTGATGCAAGCACAGGGCATACGCACAGCGGCGCAGCCGATTCTGGTGCTCGTGTTGAAGGCACAGCTATCAAGTCCACAGGCGCGACGAGCGGCTATGTATTGACGGCTGGTGTGGGAGGCACTGCAACTACCTGGTCCGCTCCAGCGAGCAGCGGCGCTCTGTCTCTTTCAACTGCGAGCGCGGCTTACGCAACCGCAGCATCGGGAACCGCAGTTACATATACAGGCGGCGGCGCAAATCTTTACAATCTTGGAGTAGGTTGCGGAGGAACGGTATTTCTAAGCATTTCTAACGCTAATAACTACAGTGCATCTGCCAGAGTATATCGGACTTGGAACCTTGGTACGGGTGGTGCATCCTACATTGCAACATCAAGCGTGTCGCCAGTAGCTGCTGGAACGGTCATCAGCGATATGATTGGCGGCGCAGGATTCGCAGCGGGTACAGCGTTTGTGGTCAAGGAAAACTATGGCTCTGGTGGAACTTGGAATACGCGCATCCGAAGGTTCACAACGGCGTTGACGAATTCTTGGAATACGACTCTTACCACATTTGGGCAATCGGGAAACCAGAGTGAATATATTGGACCATTTGGTGGTGCTCAAGAGCAGTGCATCAAGTGGGCACAGGGTCCAGGCATCTGGTACGGAGGAGATTACCGAACCACTGGTCTTTCTGCCCGAACAGGCGAAAGCGGCGCTGGTACTGTCTCTATTCATATCATCAACGATGTAAGCGGTTCGGCATACTCTGCGCCATTTGGAACAGCAAGCGGCAGTTATGCCGCCGCGACCTATGCAACCGTGTTTGTGCCATCTGTCGGGACGGCAACTTCTGGCACGATTCACGCTTGGGGTAATGTCACGAACGCAGCGAACACTGGCACAGAATTTAGATACTGCACCTATTCAGTCGGATCTGCCAGCATCACAGCGCTCTCTACTGCGGTGAGCGACACATTCAATGAAAATTACTTCCCAGTGGCGGCGCGATGGGACGAGGCAACAAGTCAAGTGTTGCTTTATGTCCAAACGCCATACGACGCTACCTTCGTTGCTGGTTTTGATCGGACATTGACAACATTGAGATTCATTAGTGATGAGAACGCGCAGCAGAGAACCGCTGTTTGGACGCGTGTCGGTGGCGGATCTCATATGCTCAGACCTAACGTGGAAACTCCAATTGAAATGCAGCACGATCTGACCACTGGATTTTTCGCATCTACCTACAGCGGAAAAGTGGTGTTGAGCAAGCACGGAACTCTTGGTAATGCGATGACTGCAATCTCGCCAATTTTGTCGGGAACTGCTACCACTGTATATTCCGCAGCAGTGCTTGCTGGCGCTGGTTCCGCTACGGATATAGTATTCAGCGGAACAACTGGAAACATTCGCAGTTGGAGCACAACGGCTGGATTGGCAACCGTCGCAACAGTCGGAACATCATCCGCTGCATTCCGACAGGTAACCACTACCATTATCAAGCCTCTGCACGGCGGTGTTTCTATCAAAACGATTGACGCACCAGGAGGTTACGAAGTACCTTCTGCAAGTTACGGAACTGGGGATGCGGCAATCCAAGTTTACCTTGCTGCGGCGGGCGGTCCTACAGGCGGGCTTGCAATGCAGAGT